GTGAACTATTTAGACTTTTTGTCCTCTGTGTCGCTGTTTACAGATTCGATTGCCTGGTTGATTGCTTTGTTGAAGTCCTCGTCAGGTACAGATGCTTTACCGGCATAGGTAAACAACAGGGTAGCCAATAGACCTAGGACAGCACCAACAGCACCGAATGCAGCTGACTGAATGGCACTAATACCAAAGACGTTTCCTGCACCCATGAATGCGATACCTGTGGCTAATGCGAATGCAGCAACCCTAAGTGCTCTAGAGATCCAATACTTCATTTATTTTCCAATCTTAGGTAGCCATAGCAGAGGGTCCTCTACTGTGGTCTGTGCCAGGTTCTCTTGTTTACCACACATGAAATGCAGATGAGGACCTGAGGACATGCCTTTGTTTCCGACCTTGCCGATAATGTCGCCTTGCTTGACCTGTTGCCCCTCAGTTACCTCAGCCTTATCCAAGTGACAGTATGCAAAGATTCTAATTTTTTCAGCTGTAACATAAGTGCGAAGTTCAACAACCCAACCCAACACTTTAGATTCGTAAACTCTAACGATAGTTCCACGCCCGACAGCCTTTAGAGGTGTGCCACGTCTAACTGTGTAATCTACGCCTCGATGTGGACCTAAGCCCATAGCCTTACGCTCTGCTGAGTGTGTACCGAAAAGGTCGTTGATGCTCTTAGGGTCTAGAGGATGTATCAGGGTAGACATTAGAGAGATTCTAGTTCCTGTGTGTGCACCTCAATAGCAGAGACGATTACATCTATGTTTGCTTGAGCCTGTGCGATCACTTCATCGTTACCCAAAGCCTGAGCAGACTTTAGGTTTAGTTCATTCTGGTAGCCCTCAAGGTTTAGAGCTTGAATGCGCTCAGTTAGCAACTGTGCTTTTACTTCTGGAGTTACGTTAAACATGTTTTCCTTACTGTGGGATGTTATCTAGGATAGTGGTTTCAGCACCTGCTGCACCTGCACGAACAACAAGTTTCAAAGTACCAGCAGTAGTGCCATCACGGAAATAAATACGACCAATTCCAGCACCGTCATTTCCAGCAGCAGAAGTCATTTTAGTAAGTGACAAAGCACCACCAGAGTTTTCCTCTTTGATTTGCACCCACTGTTGCAGAGTTCTAATACTTAGACCAAGGATAATACCTGAAGCATTTACTCTCGCTAATACTGACCCTGCCGAGTTTTGCCATTCCTGCAAGTTAGCAGTCTGAGACGCAGCACCCTTTACAACTAAACCAGCAATAGCGGCAGTTTGTGGGTTTACGGTTACTGGAGCAGAGTTTGTCAAAGTAATAGAACCACCACCACCATTAGACCCTTGCAAGGCTGGAGTCCACATAGACACAATAGAAGCAACAACCCCAGTATTTGTTACTCTGGCTAAAACTGTTGAATCGCTTGCACGTCTAATAGATAAATAGTTATCTGTCTGTGGATTAGTTCCAGTAAGGATAAGAGGTACTGAACCTGCAACTGTGCCTGTTATGGTCTGTGCACCTGTAAAGTTGTTAGCAGTATTTCTCTGTGCAATGTTCGTTAGATCTATACCAACAGCCTGTGTACCTGAATCGTATGTGATTGGAGCAGTAGCTGTAACAACACCTGTATTTCCTTGAATACCCTGAGGACCCTGTGGTCCAGTAGCACCAGTTGCTCCAGTAGGTCCCTGAGGTCCAGCAACACCGACAGCACCCTGCAAGTTGATTTCCCATGAACTGTATGTCCCTGAGCCATCTTTATGTTTTAGGTCTACGACTAGCGCACCAGTAGTTTTGTTGTATGAGACCACTTCACCATGCATGTGATTGCTTAGGTCATACGCCAAGATAACTGTTTGAGCAGTTGAATAGTCCAAGCCAAGGTCGTTAGTTATAGCTGTGATAGTTCCAGATGCAGCAATAGTTAAAGTCGAGTTTGAGGTGGTGTGATACTTATCCCCTGGCAAGCCATCTAAACCTGTTGGACCCTGTGGACCTGTTGGACCTGTTGCACCGGTAGGACCCTGAGCACCTGTTAGCCCTGTTGGACCTTGAGAACCCTGTGGACCCTGTGGACCTGTCGCACCCTGAGGACCCTGTTCACCTCGCGCAAAATAAACTCGGTTATAGAGAGCATCAGGAATAACAACTTTTACGATCATTTCACTATCTCTGGAGTTACGAGGACTTGTCCTCTAGCAAGGGTCAAAACTTTATTTGTGGAACTTTGAGTCAATTCGACAGCCCACACATAATCGGTCTTTACAAGCAATGAAGTCTGTGTCGGAGTCAGGCTAAAGTTCACGCTGTTATCGGTAGTGTTCACTGTTGGAACAATGTCAATAATCGCAGCTGTGCTCGGGTTCTCTCTAATCTGTAACTTGGCTACCCAGCCAGTAAGACTAAAAGCAACACCGTCAGCATCAGTAGGGTAAAAGGAACAGTCACCAGCAACACTAGGGAAAGTGCTACCAGCAAGAATCTCAAGATTGAACTGCCCATCAGTAATGGTGTACGTTTCACTCACTAGCAGGAACATCCTCAACAGGTGTCTCAACTACTGGAGCAGACTTCTCAGCCTCAAGCGCAGCATAGTGATCTATACCCCATGAAGTAGTTACCTTAGGAGCCAATACAGGTTCTTTAGCCATTTGTTTTATCCTTTACCATCTTGTCGAATGAAGTTTTCAACTTAGTGTATTCCTTATGTAGATTCAAATACTTATCACGCCACTGGTCAAGTTCTGCCTTTAGTGTGTTTATCTCAGATTTCAGTTCACGGTTATGAGCCATCATCTCAGCTCGCAACTTTTCCTCCAGGCTAATCGACTGGAACCGTCTAGTAGACAAATACCTAAACAAGCTCGACAGACCAGTAGTTCCCACCACAGCCGACAGAATGTAAACCCAAGTTTCAACAGTCACTAGATACCCCTCCAGAGGTCCAGCGTAATTTCCCAGTGTAATGGTGTGATGTAATGTCTGACCCTGCTAGTCATGTATTTTTCCTGCAATGTAGGCAACCCAGCAGATGCGAACTCAATTTGTTGAACATCCCCGATTTCCACCTTAGCCAGATCAGTTACTAAACCATCTCTACGAATTGCTGGACATGAAACACTTTTCACCGATTCGATAGATGCAGCACTAGATACCTGGCTAGCCCAAGCCCCGAGAGTGCTTAAACCTGTGTTATCAAAGTTGATGTCAAACTCAGCCCTCTGCTCACCATCATTGGTCACGCTGGTCGTATTAGTAGATGTAACTGAGGCAACAAAAGCACCAGCATCATAAAGATTAGCTTTTACTTTATTCACTAGATCATCGCTGTTATAAGTCAAAACAAAACTGTCCATACAATAGTGGTTTAAAGATGTCGAATGAACATTAGAGATAGTCGCAGCCGAACTAGACCAAGTGCCATAAGTAGCCTGTTTATTGTCAATGTCAATTCTGGTCATGTATAGGATGTCATCGTCTGATTTACGTGCCCAAGCCCAACCAAGCTCGGCATCTAAAAGTAAGTCCAGAATCTCACCTGTGGTTATACCGTCAGCAGTTGGAGGTAAAGTTGCAGCCCATTGAGTTGTGCCAGAGCCACCGGTACCATTCTGAACCAAAGAGATACGACTATCCACAGCTGTGACAGCGTTACCTAGGTTGGTCATTACGTTACGGAAACTTCGGTTAGTGGTTGTACCTGTAATACTGAAAGATGTCACCTGTGTGCCTAGAAAGATTTTCATAAAGTCATTAGCAACAATTTCGATGTCAAGGGTTTTACTGTCTTGGTTGTAGGACATAGCCACATTTTGGATTAGACCATAAAAGATAGTTTCCCAAGTAGTAGGAGCAGAATCTGGGAGTGGCTTGTATCTAATTCTAAACGGTTGATTTGACTTGTAAGGTGATCCATTGAGCAAGTCAGAGAGGCTTTTCTTGTTTACTCGAACTGTTGCAGTACCAATGCTAGGTCTAGCAAATACTAAAGAATCAACAGTAATTCCCCTGTCAATCTCTACCTCAAAAGAATTAGCCTGGATAGATGTCCATGAACCACCTGGACCAGTGAAGTATTCAATAGATAAGTCTGTGCTGGCATTGTTAGGTCCTATTAGATTGAAAACATCGTTAGCCATTTAGTAGATACTTTCTGCCTGTTTTCTTTTCCAAAATCTGTATTTCGCGAATGATGTCTGACGCCTTGACGTTAGTTCCCTCGAGCTTGATGTTGTATGTGGCATCCCCAGATAAAGCCTGTTGAGCACCAGCCTGTGCACCTGTGTCGTATAGTGATCCACGCAACTTTAGGTATTCAGATAACTTGCCAGAACCTAGTAGACCCTTAGCAACAATGTTGCCCTGCGCTGGACCCATTCCCACAATTTCAGAGATAACAGATTCATCAGCCCCAGCCTTGCGAAGTCGAGCCAAGTTACCTGCGAAACCTTTAGCAGCGTTTACAAGTCTTTTCAATTTGTTGATAACAACATCTACGTTGAATACAGAGTTCTCGTCTTTACCGTAAGTTCCAAATGCTAAACCTAAAGTGTTTCTAAAGTTTTCTGCAACCCTCTTGATACCAGCCATCTTGTCCTGTAAGACTTTCTTGACTGCATCGGCTGTTTTAGTTGCAGCATCTTTAGCTGCTTGAATGTTGTTGTCTAGTTCGACCTGATAAGGGTTCACGCTAGGGATATAAACATCCTCAGGCTGACCGTCTAGATAGTCCTCTTGAGCATCGTTAGCACCTATCCAAGCCTCAGCAAGAGTTCCAACTAGCACAGCAATAGCACCAATACCAGTACCGATAAGTGCGAGCTTGAGAGCCTTAGTTGCTACAACAGCATTACCAGTTAGCAAGGTATAAAGTTTGACAGCACCAGAGAGAACAGTCCACGCGACTTTAGCAGTCAATACAGCTGCAACCAAAGCCTTAACCAGAGTGATGTTTTGTATCAAGAATCGGCTAACCTCGGCAACACCTTTACCAAGTTCAACAAATAGATTGACAATGTCTTTTACATTCTTAGTACCCTCAGGTGATACCAGGTAAGCACTAAACTCCTCCAACGCTGGCAGTAGAGCCTCGCCAATGGTTTCCTTGATGTCCTCAAAGATAACTTCGAGACGCTTATAAGGATCTAAGTTCGCAGCAGTTTCAGCAGCACCTTGAAAACCCTTTTCAACTTTACTGATGACATCGCCAGTAGTGTCTAGTCCAGGTATAAGTCTTTTCAACTGGTTAGAGTTACCTTGGAATGCTAAGGATAGAGCCTTCGTTACAGAGCCAAGGTCTTTACCTGTTTGAGCCGATACATCCAGAGCAATGTCTAAGATTCTTTGACCAGAGGCAAGGGAACCTGTGGCTCTTACAGCTGTGGCTAACGCTGGTCTAAGTTCATCATCCAAAACAGCAGTTTGTAACTGTGTAGATCTAATGTATTTCTCTGCACCAGCAATGGCTTGGTCAGTCGCTCCAAGAGTGTTACGAAGTGCACCAGCTAGTAAGCCTTGAGACTTACGGTCCTCTGACGCTGCCTTAGTGGACTGCTTTAGGAGGTTAGTTACAGAGGCTAACCCAATACCAATACCTGCTGCACCCAAGGCACGGTTCATTCCATTAGAGACAGATTCGGCAGTTCTCTGCATCTTACGTAAAGATGCCTCAGCGATTTTAGTTGCAGATTTGAGACGACTAGGGTCAGCAATGATGTTTAGTTTTAGCGTACTCATTCTGTTCCTTTGTCTCTTAGAGCATCTATAACAGCCTGGTACTCTCTCAAAGTCATCCCTTTAGCCTCGGACAAGCTGAGACCTGCATGGACAACCATGAACGCTATACGCTCGGCTGCTTTATCTGCAACTATTCTTTTGGGTCGTCATCACCTGCGAACAATGCATTAGCCTCAGTCATAGAGATTGAGCCAGCCTGTTCTAAAGTGAAGTTTGGATCTAGTCTTTTTTTCATAATAAAGATAATGGCTTTCATAGCCTTACCCTTAGGTTGTCCTGCATCTAGAATCTGGTCAATGCTGTTTCCAGTGATTAGTTCTATCTGCTCAACTTCATTGAGAGTCAATGATTCGAAGTCGAATGTTTGGTTGGTCATCTGTATCTTCTTCCTACTGTTGGGGACTTACTTGCAAAGTCGTTTACCTTTACGTTACCAGTCTTACCTGAATACTTTTCGTAGATCTTGATAAGTTCCTGAATGTAAAAGTCTTTTAGTTCCCCTCGAACTTGTGCAGCTGCTTTATTCATAAATTGCTTAGGCATGATGTTCTTGTAAATAAAGTTTTTCTTGTCGTAGAACCATCCCCAGTTCTGCACGTTAGCATACGGAATTAGAGGGTCTCGACCAGCAAATACGAATGCACCATAAAGACCTTTAGAAGTTCTAATAGATCCTTGAAGTGCACCAGACTTTACTGGTACTAATTGTTGAGCCTCTTTTTTCACCATGGTGCCGACCTTAAGGTTTAGAGCTTGGACTTCTTTCGTCGCCTCAGAACTCATAGCCTTAAGACCAGCAACCATCGCATTGAGACCCTCGACGTAAACGCCAGACTCAATGTATGCCATAGGTGAAACCTACTAAGCAGCTGTTTTTACAGTTAGACCGTAGTAAACAGGTGGAGTAGTTGCTGGAGTGTGAACAGCGTTCTTTACAGTCAAAGTTACAGAGAACTTTACAACCTCGCCTGAGTTTAGGCTTAGTGGTGGCAACTGGTCGAATACGACTGTACCGGTGTAGATAGGGCTTGAAGTAGTACCAACAGCGTTACCTTGTGGGGCTACTGTAAATGCAGCTTCGGTTCCAAAGTTAGACCAGAGAATACGGTACAGAGAGGTTGCGTCACCAGAGGTAACACCATCCAACTGTAACTTCCATTCGCCACCGACACGAACCTCACAGAATGTCTGGACATCGCCAGGTGCATCGTTAAGCGTTAGTTCGACTAGGTTAGCGTCACAGCTGTATTCAGTGGCTCCGATTAGGAACTTAATGTTTTGGGCTTTGATTCTTGTTGATGTAGGCATCAGTTTTTCCTTAGAGTGTTATAGATAGTTCGAGGTTTAGATCAGTAGCCATGTATTCAGCATTATTGGCAGCCAATCTGTACGGAGTGTTTACCGTTTTC